CATCCACTAGCCACTTCTGCATCAGGCCCCAGACCTCGGCGCGCTTGTTGAACCACATGAACGGGTCCGCCGGGGGAACGGCGCCATGAAACTCCTGCAGCGTGAACCATGGATTGCTGCTGAACCACTTCGCTAGCCTTGTGTCTGGCCATTCCTTTCGCGGCTGATTCGGCCTTGGCAGCCAGCTTCGCAGCATATCGACCACACCACCGCCAATACCATCGCCATCGATGATGCAACAACGCGGCGAAGTCTCGATGATGTCGTCTGCAACGCGATGTGCTGTCTCTGCAACGCTTGCCCCGCGCATTCGGCCAAGCACGCGCGCCACCTGGCCATGCCTTAATAGCCTCACTGTCTGGTTTGAGCCAAACCGCGCTACATCGCAGGTCAGAATCTTGTAGCCTGACGCTTCAGCCTGGCGCTTTCTTGCGGCTGCTACGACGTCCTGCGCAATGAACTGACTCGAGCCCGCCCGGGGAAACTCGCCGCGAACGCGGACGCGGACAAAGTCGCTATCCTCTCCAAAGTCCTCAATCCACTTATCTATCTGCGCCTTATTCGTTCCCGGCACGGTTCGCGCATCGATATGCCGCGTCACCCAGCGATGCTTCATCGCGCCAAAGCAGGCGGCAAACGGTGTGCCGTTCTGCGTTGGATTGCCGAAGACCACGAAGATAATCTCTGTGCCTTCGTCTGTCAGCGCGCCTTCTGCTACATCCCAAATGGTTTTGGGGATTGCCGAGCCCTCGTCGAAGATGACGACAATGCGTTTACCGAGGTTGTGCAGGCCTTGAAACGCTTCTGTGTTGTTCTCGGACCACGTAACGCGATCGAGGCGCCAAGTCTTCTCATGCCCGCGCTGCTTCGATGTGATGCGCGTCGTTCCCGCATCCCACCAATCGTTGTTGATGCTCAGCCCAAACCACTTGCTTACTTCGGGCCAGGTCTTCGTGCTGAGCTGGTCTTCAGTGTTTGCCGTGATCATTACGCGGCAGTCATCGCAAGTCGACATTGCCCAGTTGGCGATAATGCCAATCAGCGCCGTCTTGCCAATACCATGGCCAGACGCTACAGCAATGCGTAGCGGCTCAAAGCGATCCGAGCCTTGCAGATGCTCGCGGATTACGCCAAGGATGTCAGCTTGCCAAACCCTCAGGCCGGCGTAATGCTCGAGCGGTCCAGCTTCGCCCCATGGATAAGCAAAGCGCGCAAAGCCGAGCGGATCAGACACTAGCCCCGCAATGACTTCTGCTACTTCTCTTCGAGACGCTTCCGAGCTGCTGCTAGCAGTTTCGCTAGATCGACTGAGCCCCCGAATCCCAGGTCCTGTTTGTCTCGCCATTCCTCAGGCTTTCTATTCTTGAGCCAGAAGATGCATGCCGTTACATCTGGCGGGACAATCTCGCGATACGGAACCTGCGTAACATCGCCATCTTTCGAGCAGAAGATCTTGACCGCATCATGCTCGTAACCAAGTGCGCGATTCAAAAGCGAGCGTTCAACCTGTTGATCAGGTTCCGACTTGCCAACCTTTAGGGCCTCGCAAAACTTGCTCTGAGTAATCTTCCAGCGATAGATAGTTGCGACATTAACTTCAAAGAAATCAGCTATTTGCTGGTCAGTTGCGCCGAGAAGACAGAGCTTTCGCGCCTGTTCTACGTATTCTGGTTTGAAGTCACTTGGTCTTCCCATTTGTCTCGTTAGCCTTTAATTCGATACAGATACCCAGCAGAGTAATGACTGTGGCGTGCAACTCATTCACTTGCTTCTGCAGCCACAACAATCCCAGCGTCAGTGCAGCAATTGAGCCGTAGATGAGGATTAGCCAGATCATTGAGTATCTGCTCCACGCTTATTTCTGGGGGATAAGGCTGTAAGTCGTAAATCTTTTCTTTCTCAGGTATTGCGTGAGGCCAATAACCCGAGATTGTTTTCTTGTCGTCGTTCATGTTTCAGGTAATGCGCGAATTGCAGCGGCCGCGACAGGTAAGCCTAGGCCCTTTACTCTGCCGCACCGATCAACGCCGCAACGCTTTGGTGCAACTCCAGGCTGCCGCTGCAAACTTGAAAAAGACGGGGCTTATTAGGCCCCGCGAGCAAGTGACGTTCGCTCTGCCGAAGCTTGGAGCCGGTATTCGCGCCTCCACCAGCAACGAAGTACTTTTCACAGCCGCCCGGCTTCTTGCGGCATGTTTCCGCGCGGCGATTGCTCGTCAGTTTTGGCGGGTGTCCGGCTCAGGTATGAGCGCACTGGGAACCGCCGCGCAGCTTGGTTAACTTAAATCTTGTCGCCAGGTCGTAGTTTGACTACGACTAGCTTGTCAATTCCTTGCCGTCTTCCACAATCAGCAGGGCTAATTCCCTAACGAGATTTGCCAATTCTTCAAGCGAAGTGCACAGGAATTTGTGGGCTTCGATCAGCTCTTCAAGTGTCGCTGGTTCAAGATCCGGCCTTCTAATTGGCACGTTGCGGCAGTTCGTCATTGCTAATGCTTCAAGACTTGGAAGAGGATATGGGCCAGTGAGCCCAAGAATGAGGCGAGTGAGGCAACTAGCAGCTTTGTGGATACGCCGCGCCAAAACTCCATAGTCTTCTCGTGCTGCTCGATCGTCCGCTCCGCGAGCTTCAGGCGCGTCATTACTGAATCGCCATTACCTTCAAATAGCGCTTCGTATGCCCTAGCGCCCAGCAGTTCGCTCATTTATCCATCCCGCCTAGAACGCTATCCACGAGCGCCCAAGCTACCGTGTTCGGATCGATCCGGCCGCTGTAGCCGTCTTCGCTCTTCCATTCCCGCTGGCCGCGACTCAACACGATCTTGTAATGGCCGCCAGCCAAGCCAATCTCCATCGAATCCCCATTCCTCGTCACCGTCGTCTTCGGAGATTCCTGGCCATGCCATATCGCCTCAATCCACGTATCGATCGCCATCTTTAGCTTGTCATCCCGAGGCAGAATTGCAATGTATAGCTTGTCATTTCAGGCCTAAATACTGCCGCGCTTGTCGCACGGTCTTGAATGGCACGATTTCGTGCCTGTCGTGATGCAGAACTGCGCATGGATAATACGGCGAGTCGTGCAGGCTAAAGAACCGCTTTGCATAGCCCGAGTTTTCGTGCAGCGTGCCGCCGGTGATGCAGGTGCGCTCAATTCCGCCCTCGGCGTACTGCGAGAATCCCCAGGTGTGAATATCACCCATCAGTACCAGCTCGCGGTCGACAGCTTCCATGCGGATATATCGGCCTTGAGCATGGGTGCGGTTGTACATCGAGCTGCCGCGGAACTTGTGCGATGCGGCCGACTTGTAAATCTCAGAGCCAATCTTTAGGTCAGCGTGCCCTATGCCGTTGAAATAATGCACGTTGCGGCTAAGCAGGTTCTTTAGGCTGGATACGCCTGACTGATTCTCTTGCCGCATGATGCCGTGGTTGTCCCAGGTGGCGAATGCGACTTTCGGCTGAATCTCTTTGAGCCAGGATTCGAGAAATGCTTCCTGCATCTCCGGTGTCAGAACTTGCGCGGTAACCTCAAGCACGCCGCGGAGACGAATCGCCATCTCAAGATAGTCGCCCATCAGGGCAACGTACAGATTCGGCGTGGCTAGAATCTCGTCGGTAATCTCTTGGAACGATCGGTAATTGCAGCCATAGGCGCCGATGTGCTGATCGCCGAAGCCAACCAAGATTACCGGGCGCTTACCGTCACCAAGCGCTATCTCTGCGCGTTCTTGTGACCATGATGCTTTCTTCTTGACGCCCTGCATTCCCTCAACGTGGGGGATAACCTCGCGCCAGTTGAACTCGCCAATCTTCTTCGATGGCTGCAGGTATGGATCTGTCTTTGCGCGTTTCACTACACGCCAGATCGTATTCTTGTTGACCCCCAGGAGGTCTGCTATTTCTGGATGCGACTTGCCGCTTACGACCAGCTCTAGGATTTGCCGCTCTATTTCAACCGGCATCCTGTTGCTTGCACGATCGCCTTTCAGGCCCATCGCGGTATCTCGTCTAGACTTGGCATTCCGCGGCTAGCAGTTCTGGGGGAACTGGGATTAGGTTCAAGCCAATCAGCCGTTCGCGCTGGATCTCATTCATCGGCAATACGCCGGCAACGCGATATGTGTCGCCCAGCGTAATGTGCGCGGGGCTTTCGGGGGAGTCGGAGGCTTCGGGATACCATGCAAGCCTATAAATGGTTCTCTTGGCCTTCAGGCGCGTAACACGAAAGGCGTCCTTTTGCTGCTCAAGGCGCGCAGCCTCGGGCATGCTGATCCAGCGGCAGTGCGAGCAGTCTGCATTCTGTAACTGTATGTTTTGGGTACGCATTATCTGACGGCCAAACTAATTGCAGCAGCATAATCACGCTCTAGGCGGTGACGTAAATTGCGAGTTGTTCTCGTGCTTCAACCGATTTCAGGTCGGCTGCTCGCACCCGGTGAAACCCGCTGCTGCAAACTTTTGAAGACGCCGCGACTTAGGGTATGCCGCGCCCCACTGCGTAGGGGATGATCGCGCCTGCAAACGATCCCGGAGATTTGGGGGTATCTCAGATGCAGAATGCTATAGGCGGGCTTTCTCGTCAACAGTAAATGCGTCAGTT